GCCGGATCTTGGGCGTGTCGTTCACATCGAAGGTCCAGCCCGGGAAATTCTGGTTGGGCCAGCCGAATACGTTAGCCTGCAATTCCTTCTCCACATATTCGCTTCTGCGGTCCGTCTGCGCCGTGATGGTCATGGCGCTGTTGCTCTGGGGCAGAAGGGAGATGTAAACGGTGGAGGAGTATTTCCGCCGGAAGTCCGCCCCGAAGTCCATAAAGCCGCTTTCCCAAACTGCCTCAATGTCCTCCGCATCGCCCCCGGCAATCGCGGGAGCGTCTGTTGCCAGGTCCTCGTCCAGATAGAAGATTTCCTTCTCCCCGGCAAATACCATCCGCCCGCCGAACACCGCCGTAAAGCGCACGTCCTTAAAGCGGCTGCCCTTGTAGACGCTCCAGATGTCATCTCTGTCCAGCGCGTACCGGCTCACCAGCACCGTGCCCTCGCTGTCGTTCAGGAAAACGTAGTAGGTCTTCCCGGCGCTGTCATCGCAGGTGCGGATGGAGTCGATGTCCGCTTTCTGAAGCGTCCGCTCCACCTTGTCGCTTACCCGCTTTGCGTAACGCTCGTCCTGGTAATAGCTCGAAGTGATTCTCCATTCGTAGATGCCGCCCCTGGTAACCGTCCGGGGGTAGTTGTCCACCGTCTGCACCTGGCCCATGGCGTCGCAGCCGAACTCCCGGTTTGCCGCTCTCAGGAAGAAGCCCGCGATGGTCTTTCCGTCCGTCAGGGTCACCGGCTCATAGGTAATGGTGAAGGTGCCGTCGGGCTTGAATACCAGAAGCTTACTGTAATGCCGTACCAGCCCCGTAATGGGCGAGTCCGACATATCCACAGCCACCTCGTTCATGGCGGGGAAGTAGAGGGCGGTCACCTCTCCGCTCTGGGGAAGCCCTGTGTAGTAGCAGATGTTGCTGCCGTCTCCCGCCACGAAAAGCCGGGTGTCCGTGCTTCCGTTGTAGGTCTCCGCCAGGGGCATCCTCACGATCTTGAGCCGTTCCGCCTCCGCCGCCGCGGCGTCGGTGGTGTATACGATTTCCACATTTCCCACGCCATTGATGGGCGCTGTCTGGAAGGTGAACTTGTGGGTGGCGGCGTCAAAGCTGCCCGCCTCCGCCACATCAACCTCCTCGTTGTCAATGGTGATGGCCTTAACCTCCACCGCCTCCTCCGGCAGCCAGAAAACCGTCTGCTCCCCGTTGGGGCTGTAGTCGATTCGCCGGTCGGGGGAAAGCAGGTTGATGTTCTCCAGCGTGGTTCCGCCGCCGTCCGGGTTTGCCCCGGCGATCACCAGCGGCACATAAGCCTCCGCCTCAGAGAAAGCCCCGTCTTTGTAGATAACGGTCTTTGCCGAGGACATTACGAAAAGCTTCCCGCCGAAGGGAAAAATCTTCACCATGGCGTCCTCTTCCTCATTAAGCCCCAGAGCGCCCTCCGCCCGGCTCGCCAGCGTGTAAGTGCCTCCCAGTGTGCTGTAGAGGAAAAGCCTGTCCCTGCCTCCCAGGAAGTCCGCCACAACCAGATATTCCCTATCGTCCACATACCCCGCCCACATGGCGAGGATTTTTCCCGGTTCCCGTTCCTGCATAAAGTCCAGCCGCTGAACGCCCGGTCTCGTTGCGATGTTCATACCGTCGGTAACCGTCCAGTTCACCATCCGGCTGGCCTGACCCATCCGCAGCTCCGTGTAGCCGTCCGCCGCCTCATTCAGTCCCAGGAACTTGTCCACGGTGTACATCTTAGTTCCTTGTTGCATAATCCTCCTCCTCGCTGTATGCGTATATCCTGTGCTCCGCCCTTGGCCGCTCCTTGTGGTAGAGCACCCGGCTTCCGTCCCGGCTGCGGATGATGTTGCGGTTGTCATCTCTCAGCACGCCCTCTTTTACCAGCAGGTCATCCAGGCTGGCGTAAAGGTTCAGATCATCCACCACCCGCCGTGTCCCGGTGTAAACCCTGTAAACGATCTGCACCGGCTCGGCAATGGGTTCTCTCGGTCTCGGCGTCAGGTACTGCGCCGCCTTCAGCGTGTATTCGTTGTTGGCCCTGCCCTGCCGGATAAAAAGCCTTGCCTTCTTCCCGCACTTGGGGCATTTGGCTCCCGTGCCCACAATGCTCATGTGGTTTTTCTTGGTTCTTGTGTCCAGTTCTATGGTGTATTGGGCCAGAAGCCGCATGGTAATTCCTCCTGAAAGCAAAATGAGCCGAAGCAAATGCTTGCGCACCGCTCCGGCTCATGGCTCAGGCTATGAACCCATTATAACAAAGAATGTTTCAAAATGGAATACATTTCCCGGTCCTTTCCCCTATTTCTTCCCGCCTCCGTTTCACGGTGCAGCCATCCCCCGGCGGGCACGGCCTCCGCTTCCCGGTGTCCAGAAGATAGTTGCAGCAGCGGTTCACGGCGTAGTCCGCGTAAAACCATTCGCAGCCGTCGCATGGGTGCTCCATAGCCTGTTCCTCAGAAGGGCAGCTGAGCGTCATCGTCATCCAGCATCGCGTAGTCATCTCCCGGAACCACGCTCACGCCGTAGTTCTGCTGCAGATACTGCTCTGCCGTGGGGTAGCCGCCCTCATTGCTTACGCTTCCGCCCCGGATGCCGCCGTCGCTTCCCTTGCTCTCGCCGAAGTAAATGTTGTCCGCCTGAATCTCGGCGGTGCGCCGCTTATTGCCGTCCTTGTCCGTCCAGCTTCTCACCTGCAGCCGCCCAGATACGGCGATCATCTTGCCCTTGGAAAAGTATTTCTGCACGAACTCCGCCGTTTTGCGCCATGCCACGCAGTCGATAAAGTCCGTCTCCTTCTGCCCGTCCTGACCGCTGAAGTCCCGGTCCACCGCCACGGTGAAGTTCGCCACAGCGATGCCGCTGCCGGTCTTTCGCATCTCCGGGTCACGGGTCAGCCTGCCCATGATCACAATATGGTTAAGCAATTATCATTCCTCCTTTACATCGTCACCAAAATTTCCTTGTGGTCACCGCAGAGGGTGATCCACTGTTTCGCGTACCCGCTGGGCAGCAGCATCTTCTGGGCCGCGTACCCGCCGTACTCCAGCCAGCTTGCGGAGGTAACCACCTTGAAGGGCTTCTGGCTCACCCGGTTGTTCTGGCAGTCGAATACCAGCTTGTGGGGCTGGCTCACGGTAGGCTTGTGGGTGTGTCCCACGATAAGCATATCCAGCCCGTCGATGGTGTAGCCGAACCGCTCGTTCCGGTTCACCGCCGCCCCGGTGTAAATGCCGCCCCCCGCTCCGTGGGTCACTGCGATCTTGTAGGTGGGGTTCTTTGCCCCGTTCCCTTCCTGCCGTCCGAACTGGATCTTCACAAAAGCGATGTTCTCCCGGTACTTGTCCTCGATGTCCAGCTTGCACATGATGTCATAGGCAGGGTCATCGTCGCAGTCCTTCACGCTTCGCCGTTCGTGGTTGCCGCTGACGCCGCAGAGAATGCGGTCTCTCAGAGGCTCCAGCATTTTGGCCATCACCCGCTTCTGCTCGGAGGGGCGCATGGTCTCTTCAAAAATGTTGCTGACGCTTGTCCGGGTGGCGTTATTGATCAGGTCTCCACCCAGGGTAATGTAAGTGTTCGGCTCTTCGAGGACTTTTGCGCAAAATTCTTCCCATGCCTTTTGCATATGTTCTCTGGCTCCAAGGTGTACATCCGAGATGGGAATGATGGTAATGTTCTCATTCCCGGGAAATCGCTTCGTGATAATCTCAAAATCGTTCAGCATATTACCTCCATATCTTTATTTTTATTACCCCCAGCCAACCGGTCATTGCGAGGGGCAAAGCCCCGTGGCAATCCCACGGTCCTTCGGAAGCCCCCTCATCCATCGGGAGAACCTACCCCTTCTCCCGCATCGCCGTCCACGCCTGGGTCATCTGGAAATCCAGCCCCTGGTCGTGAACAAACCGCCGCAGGAAGCATACCTCATCGTGCATCTTCCCCATGACGATGCTCTGCCGCTCGTTCATAGCCTCCAGCTTTCGGTTCTTCTCCTCCAGCTCCTTCACCTTCTGAACCAGCGCCGGAACAATGGTCCCCTTATATTCCTCCAGCTCCCGCTCCGCCTTCCAGCAGGCTTCCTGCCAACTCTCAGCCATAGGCTTCCTCCAGTCTGCGGATGATGCCGCCGCCGTCAGATTTTCTCTTATGTCAGGCATTGTCAGTCCCTCCTGTACTTCTGCTTGATTACAGAATGAGACTTGACCTCCGCATCGATCTCAAAGATGTCGCTATAAATCCTGGCATCTTCATCGAAGCATTGTGTCAAGCGCTGGTCACCAGAACCGACCTTCTCAACCTCGATCCACCAGACCGCCATCCCTTCCTTGGGATATCCCACACGGATCACCGTGCCATCCGTAAATCGGAGCCGGACATCATGCTCATAGCATCCGATTTCATCTTCTTTGTATTTCGTGCCTTCGATCTCAACCAGATCGTCAGACGCACCATAAACCTTAACCATCACTCCACCTCCAGCAGTTCCGGGTTGTCATGGATGTTGCCGATGACTTCAACTCCACTTGCATTGATATATACGTCGCAATCGCAGTCGTAAACGGCAAACGGAGCAAAGCCACATAATCCATCGTCCCATTCTACCGCAATGACAGGTGAGTCATGCCCAGCAGGACCAGCAGCATCCCACCATTCTCCACTTGCATCAATGATATCCCCCTCAAAAATCTTCTTGCCGTTCTTATCGGTCAGCCCGGTATATTGTCCAACGGTTTCAGCCTTTACCGCATATTTGTTATGCAAGGCAAACCAACCGCCATTTGCAGACGCACCCAAAGTAATCCAATCCTTATGGATGCCGTGTTTGTGCCAATGATGGTCTGCTCTTATGTAATAGCCTTGTACCCATTCGTCATTATCGCACCGTTTGCCACGAAACAAAATCTCACGCATCCTTTACCTCCAAATCCATCTTCGCTCCGCAGATGGCGCAGTAGTTGGGCATAAACGATCCGTACCGCATTTTCCCACATTCGCTACATTTGTACGCTTTTCCTGTCATCATGTCGGATGATGGGACTGCAACCCACCGCCCATGCACCACGGGAACGGCATCCACGGTGGGCATTTTGTCGATAAGGTATTTGTCCGCAATCTCTTCAGGCAGCCCACCCCATCCGCCGTAGCTCAGCGTTCTGTACTTTATCGCATCCGCGTCGATTAACCGCATTCTACCCACTCCCTTTTCCCGTCTTTCTTTACCCATGTCTTGCCGTTCGGAATCTCAACAGGGCGAAGCAGGGCAGCTCCTCGTTCACCTCTGCAATACCTATTTTTTAATGTGCTTCGGTTTATCCCTGTAATTTCCGACCATTCGCTTATAGTGTGCTTCTCGCCTCTGTGCTCAACCATGACAGTATTCCTTCTGTTGTTGCATTGGGTTTTCATGTCTGCCCATCTGCAATTTTCTGGAGAATAATCTCCATACGTATTCTTTCTGTCCAGAGTCATCCCGACGGAATAGCCACTAGCAAAAACCCATTTTTCAAAGTTTTCGATATTGTGCCATTCTTCACACACCTTGATTCCTCTCCCTCCATAATACCGATAGTTGCCCGCTTTCTCTCTGTAGCACCTATCCATCATTCCGCGCCAGATTCCATACCAAGGTTCTTTATAAAACGACCTCCCCTTAATCAGCCGCATTCTCCCACCACCCCACGCTTGTTTCTCCGGTCACGGTATTGGTAAGCACCTGAACCGTGCAGTTGGTAAACGTCTCCTCCTTGTCGAAGATGTTGGTCTCCACCTTCATCCCCTCAATCGGCTTCCCGCACCAGGGGCAGCACTTCTGTTCATTCATCATCGGTCATCCTTTCTATTCTTGCGATTGCGTCGAACACTGGGAAGAATTGCTGCGGCACGACTGCGTTTCCGAGGCACTTAAGTCTGTCCACCCGGTTGGGAACCCCATGAGCCACTCGACCCACGCCGGGTTCATTGGGCCAATTCTCCCCAACGGTGTGAGTTCCACTAATTCGTGGAGCTGACTCCGGTACGTTCTCTCTCTCTCTCTCTCTACTTGAACAGTTTGTGAATCCGGCTTCCAAAATCGACCAAGGCACGCCATTTTCCCGTCCGATGCCCTCGGTGTCGGAATCAGCTTCGTAAACTGCTCCTCGTAGCCCATCAGCCACTCGCAGAACTCCGGTGTCAGAGCTGCATCCCCGAATCTCTCCCGGTATGCCATCGTCAGCGGTTTCCCGCCCTGGCTGTAACGCTTGTTCCCGTGCACTCCCGCTGTTACGGTGGGCCACAATGATGACTCTGTACCGCTTGTGCGGGGCATCGACACCGCAAGCTGGAATAAGGAAACATTGGACTTCGTAACCTTCTTCTTCCAGGTCAGCAAGCACCTGGTCGAGTGCCAGATTGATGATTCCAGGCACATTCTCACCAATGACCCAAGGGGGCTGCAGCTCATGTACGATTCTGATAAATTCCGGCCAGAGGTAACGGTCATCATCCTTGCCTCGCTGCTTCCCGGCAACACTGAATGGCTGGCAGGGGAATCCTCCGGAAATAACGTCAACTGTATGTAATCCTGTCTGCTCATAAAAGCTCTCCTTCGTGAGCGTCCGCACATCCCGCCATCTTGGAATCCCGGGCCAGTGCTTCTCCAGAACCGCCCTCGGATATTCTGCCCATTCGCATTGTCCTACGGTCCTGAATCCTGCCCAATCGGCAGCCAGATCCAGCCCGCCGATTCCGGAGAATAGGGACAGATGCGTCAGCTCTCTGCTCATTCATCCTGTCCCCCACTCACACTACAGCAGGCCCACATAGCCGCCGCTACAGCCACCATTACGATGGCCAGTCCGATGATAAACGCCTTCATTCCGTCACCTTCGGTTCCCAGTCGGTGGTCTTCCAGGCGTCAACCACCATCCTCACAGAGTCACCGCCGCACTCACCGTCGATCACCAGCTGATAGTTGCTCATATTCGCCCCGGTGATGGCAAAGCCCTGCTCCACCAGCATATCCATCAGCTTCCGAAAGAAAAAATATCTGTCCATAATCAGCCTCCCGCCCCCAGCGCTTTCCGCAGCTGGCTCATTTCCTTATCCCAGTACCGCAGTCTGGTCTTGCATACCAGCGATTTTGCCTCGCACAGTCCCGCCTTCGGGCAGCCCGTGCAGGGGTTGCTGGTCATAATCGGGCCCATTCCGTATTGGATTCTCACCCGATCCACCATCCGGTCCCACTGTGCGATGTTCGCCGCCACATGGTCATTGACCACCTTCCCAGGCACCGTCCATTCGCAGTTATCCCGGCTGTAGGGCAGGGCCTCATCGAATTTCCGAAGCAGTGTTTCCGGGCCGTAGCCGTTCTGGTAAGACCATTTGCGAAACAGCACGAAGCTGGAAAACGCCTGCTCATGTTCCATCTGCCGCATCCATCTCCACAGATACCGCAGACGCTTGTCTTCCTTGTTAATTCCCGGTCACTCCTTTCCCATCATCCGCCGAATGGCGTTAATTTCATCAGCATCCAGTTTCCGCTCTTCCCCTTTCGGCGAGAAGGGCGCCGCGTGTATGTACTGCCGCTTTGGATCCAGGAAGTTGCTCATGTTGGGGATGTAAGCGCCTCCGTCCTCCGTCCATCGCTTCGATGCCTTCCAGGCATCCAGTATGGCAAGGACCTGACGCATCCTGGCCTCGTCCATCTCAAGGGCTTCCCAGTCCCCCTGAGCCTCCTCCCGGTTCTCCCTCCCAACCGCGGGGTAGTTATCCCAGAAAAGAAAAAACAGCTCATCGCTGAGAGGGTGATTCTTTTCTTTCTCTCCCTCTATCTCATTCTCTTTCTCTTTCTCTCTCTCTTTCTCCCTTGCGGTTTGCTTGCCGTTTGCTTTCGGTTTGCTTCCGCCTTGCTTTCCACTTTCCGCCTTTTTTCTGGAAGCATCGAGGGTCGGTTTCACAAGCGAGAAGAAAGCACCCTGGGTCTGGTTCAGCCCGGAGGGGGGCTTCTCGTCCAGCGCGTATTCGATGATCGCCTCCAGGATGGGAAGCCGGTCCTTCTTGGGAAGCCCCTTGAAGGCCTCCCAGAAGCTGCGGTAGAAGGTGAACTGCTGTCTTCCCTCAGCCACCGCCATCACCCCTTGTTGTCCAGAGTGACCACCACAGCGCCGCCGTCTCCGCCGCCGGAGATGTCCTGAACCTCCTCGATGGTGGGGATGCCCAGCAGATAGTCAGAGCAATGAATCTTTGCGAAGAAGCTGGCCGCTCTGTACTGGAGCATCTGCTCCGGCATGGTCTTCCATTTGCTTCCGGGCTTTCCCAGCCACCCCTCATCCTGCGCCGTCTGCATGGTAACGGTTCCGCCGTAGCAGGTGGAGCCATCTGAGAGCCGCTTCGCTACCGCCCTGCAGCCGAAGCTGGGCTTGCCCCGCTCACCCACCCACTGGTATTCCAGCGGCGTGAATCTGCCGCTTCCGTTCACCACGCCTGCGCAGAAGCTGCCGCTCCAGGCGGGCTTGCCCTTTACCACATAAAGGTTCTGCATCACCGCCAAGGGGCTCATGCCCATGCGGTTGCCCAGGTCAATGGCGATCAGGCAGTTTTCGGGGCTGTTCTTGTAGCTGTCGGGAACCAGCCCGCTTTTGCTGATCATGTTCGCCATGCGGAAACTCTGGTTCATCAGCTTGGGGTTGTTCCACATGGTCTGCATTCCCGGCACCTGCTTGATGGGCGCCAGTTCCAGACTCTCGTCCGGGGTCATCTCATTGGTCTTCAGTTCTTCTGCCA